TTAGGTCATCCTTCGATCACTTCGCAACAAGTGGTACGCGACCGGATCCCGCTCGCCCCGCCGTTGGTTGCAGTCTCTGCATGCGAGCACGAGGTTTGACTTCGTATTCCCGCCGCCATCGGCCTTGCGCTGCAGATGCTCCAGCGTCGCGCTGTTGCCCCAGATGTGGTCGCGCCGCGCGAAACTGAGGCTCATCGGTTCCTGGCAATAGAAACAACGACCCTCCTGTAGGCCGAAGAGATACCATCGTAGGTATCGACGCCGATTCTTCGTCATGCCGCCACCAATACGTCTTCGGCGAGCATCAGCGTGCTGCCCACCAGATGGCCGCCGATGAACACAACGAGATAGAAAACGGGACCCGGTGCGCCGTTGCCGCGTGTGCTGGGGTGGCAAGAAAGGATCACGGCCCGGAGGTTCTCAGTTGCGTGCCGAACGGTATCGCCGATGTGGAAGGTGTTGCTCATCATGTCTGAAATCCCTTGTTGCGTTTCCGCTTCAAAATCGGTACACAGTATCAATAACATCTCTTTTTGAAACGTCAACCTAAAAATTAAACTGTGTATCGAAAATGACTCCAGTACAATGTAAAATGGCTCGCGTGGCGCTCAACCTAGGCGTCCGCGACTTAGCTGAACTGGCGAAGGTCGCGCCGGGCACTGTGTCCAGACTCGAGGCGGGGGAAGAATTGAAAGAGCGCACCGTCGAAGCGATCCGCGCCGCCCTCGAGCAAGCAGGCGTCGAGTTCGTCGACACGGAACGCGGCGAAGGCGTTATCCGGTTGCGGCAGTTCTGACCGCCCTGCAGCGCCTTAAGCAAAAAAAGACCGGACTTCACATGGTGTTAGCGTAACATGTGAAGTCCGGCCACCACCCTTTTTTTTATCCCGAGTAGCACGGAGAAGTTACAAAATGCCCGTGCCGGTTGCAAGAGTTTTATTCAAGTGTACTTAGAAGGGACGCGTGCGTGGCTGCGACACACGCATATCGGCTTGCGCCCATACACGCGATCTGAAGTCTGGGCTTTTCTTCCAAAGTTCTATGCCCTGGGAAACACCCTGCTGCACCATCGCCATGATCTCCTGATTGCCATTTGCGCCGGAGACGTTGACGTTGATAGTGGCGGAATTCGTTGTCGAATTGTTGGTCGTCATACTGGCCAAGCTTGGTATTCGCGGCGCCTGTAAGGGCGCACCTCCAGCGACCAAACCACCGTTCGCATACCCTTTTGCAGCGCGATGAAGCGCCTCAAGGTTAGCCGCGCCGATCTTGCTCGTGGCATCTTTGGAAAAGACATACTCACCCCTATGCACCACACCGGCCGGCTCGTATTTACCGCCACGCCCTGTGAACCCGCCGTCAGCATAAAGGCCGCCGCCAGCGCGGAAACCGTCGGCCAGTTGGCCGCTCTTGGCAAATGGCGACCCACCACCAAACAACCCGCTCAGCAGGCCGCCGCTACCGCTGAAAAGGGCGTCGAGTCCCGAATCCAGGAGGCGGCTGCCGAGCCGGCTCAAAGCATCGGACAGAACATCGCTAGCCTTTGCACCATTAAGAAGACCGTCCGCCAACGTGCCTGCAAACTCGCGGCCAGCATCTTTCAATTCCTCAAGCCGATCCTTTTGCTTTTCGAATGCCTCGTTGGCCTGGTAGGTCGACTCGACCAAAGACTCGATCTGCCGTTTTTCCTCTTCCGTAGCCGCCGCGCCGGCATGGCGAAGAGCGGTCATCTTTTCCTTTTCGACGGCGGACTTTCCCACCAGACTGGCCTCAAATTGAAGCTCTGCGATCAGTTCCTCGACGGCCTTGCGCTCGCGTTCTGCCTGGCGTGTAGCGCGTTCCCGCGCTTTTTCTGCGTCGGACTTCCCAGATGATGGCGGCGTGATTGGTGTAAAGCCGAGACCGCCGCTATTCGTCTGAGCCGGAGTGGAGATGGCTTTGCGGCGTTCTAGCTCGGTATTCAGGCGCGCTATCTGATCGTTGAGGGCCTTCATCTCCGTGGCAGCATCCTTGCCGATCAAGCCAAGAAGCCAGTCCTCGGTCGAACCGGCCTGCGCTTCTAGCTGTGCCTTCCGCTTAGTGAGTACATCAAGTTCGGCATTGATGCCGGCGATGCTTTTTTCGTTCATCGCGTCGAACTGCGAAACGAAACCCTGCAGCGCTGTCACGGCATCGACAATGGCGCCCTTAAGCGTGGACCCCACCGTTGTCGCGATCTGGTTGAACTTCTTATCGATCTCCTCGGCTCGCTTGATGAAGTTTTCATCGAAAACAGCGCCCATCTGTTCGGCCTCGCGCAACGTGGCGCTGATGCCGTCCCGGCCCTGATCGATCAACCGGACAAACTGCTCGCCGCCCTGACCGCCCAGGAGTTCATCGAAGATACGGACACCCGCTGCGGTATCCTTCAACCGGCGAGTGCGATCGATAAGCTCCAGCATTAGGTCAGCAGGATTCTTAAGGCGCTCTTTCACTTCCTCGGGCGACATGCCCAGGCGCTGGAATGCTTCCGCGGCGCTGCCCTTGCCCGTCTGGACGTACTCGTCGGCGCGAAGGTTCAGTTCTTTGAAGCCATCCGTTAAGGCGTCAATGCCTATTCGGTTTTGGTCCGCCACGTAGCGCCAGCGCTGGAAATCCTTCACGTTGATCCCGGCCGTCTCCGCCTCCCTACCGAGGTCGGCGAAGGATTTCGTGACGTTCTGTATCGCCGCGGCAATGCCTCCAACGCCGAGCGCTCCGGCGCCTGCTAGGAAGCCTTTGCCGAAGGTTGCGGCGAGTTCTTTAAATTGGCTGTCTAGGCGAACAACCATGGTGCGTGCCCGTTTCTCGACCTTTCCCATCTGTTGGTCTGAGACCTGGGCGGCCTTCTTCATCGCTTTTTCAAGCTTGTCGATGCGGGCGACCACATCGACCATCAATTTCCTGGATTCTGGATTGGCCATTATGGCTCCTAAACAAAATAAATGGCATCCTCTGGGGCGTCGTCGTATGACGAACGGGCCGTCGCGCCGGCTACGGCACGCCCGCAGGCCATAATGCTTGCCACGGCTGGATCTATGCGATCCGCGCTCCGCTTCTTTGTTGGGCGGCGGTTCTCGCTGGCGTCGCTGTCTAGGACGACATTACCCACGGCCCAACGCAGCAGCGGATTGCCGCCGTGACATAGGCGTCGGTTCATCATCAGCGATTCGAAGTCGTTCACCGGCCGCGCGAAGGTTGCCAGGTTTTGCGGAAACTCGACAACGGGCAGACCGTCCGACTCTAGCGCCTCCATCGTGGCGCGCGCCGACCACTTATCGAACGCGATTTCCTGAACGTCGAAACGCTCGGCCAGGTGGCGGATGTAATCTTCGACAATGCCGAGATCCACAATATCGCCGGGACAGGCTGTAAGGTAGCCTTGATCCCGCCACAGGGGGTATGGTGCGCTATCGTTATCAGCACGCCGCCTGATGCCTTCCTCTGGCGCGAAGGACTGCACGTGCAACGCATACCGGCTGTCATCCAACTCGATACAAGCGGCCACGGCGGTCAGGTCGGTGCGCTTGGATAAGTCAACGCCTATCCACGCCTTGCTGCCGCGTAGCGCCTCCAGGTCGTATGGCTCCGCGCCTTCGTCCCAGATTGCCAGATCCCACTCAGGATTGGCCGCGCCGTCCAGCCAGACCGAAAGGTGCAGCCGCTTGAAGCTCTCCCTCTCGCTGGGGCTGTGCTCGCACTTCTCGATGTAGCGGCGCAGCTTCTTTAGGTTCGGATAGCCGTGCGGCAGCCCGGGATTGGTGGCAAACAGCCATTCCTCGTCCCGAAAATCGACATCACGCGGCGCTTCAAACAGGATAGGCAGGAAGGTTTCGTCCTGGATCCTGCCGTCAACGATCTTTCGCGCGTGGTCGTACTTTGCATAGAACGGCCCGACCTGGCCGATGCCCGCCGTGGAAGCGGAAAGCAACAACGTGTTCGGCGACTTATTCAGGCCGGTTTCCGCAGCCTCAAGGAGATCAAACTTCGTTTCGGCGTGGCCTTCGTCCCAGAACACAACCACGTCGGTGCGGCCGTGAGCGGATTTCGCATCCGAAGACAGAGCCTCATAGACGATGTTGTGCTTGCGGTAAGTGATCCGCTTTTCTGTGTCCTGTATATGGACAGCCTCGAGAATGCGCGGCGTTGCGCGGCAAATACCGGCCATCTCCTTAAAGGTGAGTGCCGACTGCTCGCGGCTATTCGCGATGCTGGCGATCGTGGACATCGGCAGACGCTCTGGGCCGACTAGGTGCAGCATCAGGCAGGCAGCTATCAGGCTGGTCTTCCGATTGCCGCGGCCGACCATGAGGAACAGTTCGTTTACGCGTCGCGTGCCATCCTCAAGGGTATCGCCGTAAATTTTCCGGACGATGCGCTCTTGCCAGCGGTCGAGCGAGAAAGCATTTCCCGGAAGACGCGACTTTGGATGTCTGAGCGCTTTGATGAACTTGACTGCCGCTTCGCCTTTTCCGTGCGGATCAGGGATGGGGGTGTCGTCAAATATCCACGCCAAATTCGGAAGCTTCACCGTCACCGCGGGCACCTCCGCTATTCTTCCCGCGGCTGGCTGGTGTAAGTCCAAGTTCCGCAGCGAGCCGGCGAGCGGCTTCCAAATTTTCTTTCAGGATCGTAGTTTCCGGGCGCCGCTTCGGGCCACTCTCCGACTCGAACGTCAGGCCGTACTTGCGCACGGCTTCCTCTGCTTGGCGCATGGTGGACACGGCCAGGCAGTAAGCCTCGACGGTCTGAAGCTCATGCGCTGCTATCTTCCTGTCCGCCACGAGTTGCGGCAGGACGCGCCGCCATTCCGTCTTGCCATGGGCCGGCATCCACTTTGGCGGCGGGGGTGCTTCGGACAACGCGCCGTCTAGCGCCCGAACTTCCGCCTTACGCCCCCTCATGTGCCTGGCCTCGCCTTGCAGCGCAGTTCCCATCCGCGGTTACGGCCTATCGGCTTCATCTCCACGATATCGAAGCCTTGGCCGTCGTAAACTACACGGTCGGCCGGCCGAAGTTCCGCGAGATACCGGATGCGGAATATGATGGCTGTCTCCGTGGACGTGCCCCAGGCACGCAGGAATTCCTCGGTACTGGCTTGCACCACCTGCGCACGCATGGTTGCGTAGTCATCGTTGATGGGGATCTGCCCGCCGTAGCCATCATCCTGGTAGGTGGTGCGCTGCAAGGTGATGACCTTGTCAAGCTTTCCTGCTCTCATATGGCCACCGTATCCTCGGCCAGAAACTTAATCGTCACGACGCCATGGGCGTTATCGCCAGTCGTGCCGCGCAAAAAGTTCATGTCTTGAAAAAAAGCGTCCAGCGCTATGCCCTCAACGATGGCCGAAAGGTGCTTAACCGCACGTCGGATCTCGCCGGCAATCGACTTGCACTTCGCCATGCCCGGCTCGGTGGTCCAGATGTGCAACATCATGTACACCTCTGACGCCGTGAGGCATTCGGCATCGTCTTCAACGGTCTGACCTTCGCCGATTATGATGCAGGGAAACACCTCGGGGCGCGTGTTCTTGTCGAAGATATTTGCGGCCGGTACCAACGCTGTAAGCGAAGGGCGGGCGCGCAGTGTATCGACAAGCAACTTCTGCGCGGAAAGGCTAGGTTCACTCATCGACCAGCCTTTCGTAGTCGTCCAGCGCCATCGCTTTCAACCGATCTTTGGTCTCGCCTTCCATGAAGGAAATGCCGCCTTCCTGCCGGCCGGGGAGAGCGATGAAGAGTCCGCCATCAGTATGACGACGCCGGACACTGCAGCACCTCAGCCGAAAGTCACCCACGATTGCCTGAAAAAACGCCACAATGTCGCTGTTTCGCGCCGGGGTATTGGCCCGAACCATGCGCAAAATCTCAATGTTCATCTCTTGAATGTCTCCGCCACAGCCTTGGAAATTGCTCGATCTATGCGCCGCCGTACGCGCTTTTTCGTGGTGTTGACCGATGGCCAGAAGAAGGGGGACGCAGGCATATCCTCGGTCCCGTACTCCTGACCGAGCGCCACGTCGAATCCGTCCTTGGCGTTCTCGTCCACGGCCTGTACCCGGATCGCCATCGGCACGCCGGTATCGACTTTTCGTATGCTGGATTTCAGGTCGTTGCCGTTAGTCTTTGGATCATCCGGCACGAGCAAACGCATCCGTGCGACCATCTCGTCGGCGCCCTTCTCAACGGCCGGTTCGACCTGGGAGCGAACCGCCGCGGGAATTGCGTTCAAGGCGTCTATAAGCCCTTGGAGGTCTTTATTACGAGCCACTCGGATAGCCCCAATAATTGCGGCGCTCGGCCACGATCTCCCAAACGCCGTGGGGCACCTCCATGCCGGAAACGCCGACCAATGTGGATTCCCTGTTTTCATACCAGCCGGCCGCAAGCATCTTCACCGCGGCGGCAAGGTCGTCTGGAGGCGTAGGATACTTTTCCTCGATGGCGTAGCCGAGAAGCGTTTCAAGATGCGCTTGGGCGGCATCGATTTTAGCTGAAATCAGGGCATCGTCGACGGAGTCGGTAATGCCGAGTTCGTCTTTCATTTCGTCAAGCGTGACGATTGCCATTGTTTTTATTCCTATTTGATTAGGATGAAATTCCCAATTAGGGAAAATTGCGAGCGGTGGGCGGCGGGTGGTCGGGCGATGGGAGCGGAAAGTTGACGACCTACCCGGGGTTGTGGCAGGTTTCGTTATCGAGACCGAGGGAGGGGCAGGCATGCGCGCTTTTGATGCATCGCGCTTCACTGATGAAGCGCTTCTTTCATTCGACACGATGATGACGGAGGTATATCTCAGAGTGAGAGACATATCGCCGTTGAGCGTGTCGCTGCATGCCGACGCTCTTCAAGAGCTTGAAAAACGTGGAAAGGTGCGTCTCGTTTCTGGGTCGTTCGATGACATCGGCAATGCGTTGATCGAGCGCGTCTAACTCTTCTTCCCCCAATTCTGTGATTGGTCGCGTGCCGTTCTCCTCGAATGGCACGAGCCGCACATCGACCGAAGATTTGTCTGGTCTAGCCGTCGATGCGGCGCTTCCCGTACCGATTGGATATGGTCGACGTGTGTGGCCTTAGCTCCGCATACCACGCATGTGGGGTGCTGCTGCAGGAACGCGTGCCGTAACCGGAACCAATCCTTGTCATACCCGCGTTGCGCCGACGTCCCGCGCTTCGCATCGTTCGCCTTCTGTCGCTCCGCCGCACGCTTGGTGCGGCAGTCGCATTTGACACCCTTGGGTACAGAAAAACCGCAAGGGCAAATTTTGCTGACCATTGGTTGGTGCTCATGTAAATTGCGGTAGTGTGTTTGCTATGAAGGCGGGGGAAAATGCGCTTCTATATAATTTGGATTCTGTTTCTCTCCATCTCGACGCCCGTTGCCGCCGGTAACCGCGTCGACGATTTTGGCGAATTGTTTGAGGCTGTATGCGTCGGCAGCGGCCTAGTCGCACAGAACGTAGAGCCACTTGCTCGCGCTTGGATTGTGGCGAAAGGGATGGAAATGATCAAAATTCCCGACGAACAATTCCCAATCATCGGTGCGGGTACAAAGGAAGCATGGGGCATAAAGGGAAATCAGAGCGCCTATATAATTTCCCGAGGCGAGAAGGCTGCCGACTCTTTTGTCAGCATCAGTTGCAGCGTTGCCATTCAGGATGTGAAATCAAAAGATATAACTGATTACCTTGAGAGACATTATAGACTCAGAAAAATAACTGAAGAGGTACAGGGCACCAACAATATCTCGATTTATTCCGCCTCATTGTTGGGATATACCAAGCCCATCGCGCTTTCTATACAAAGCGTGCACGATATAACCGTCGTATCCTTGTTTGATCATCACTAGGATCGCACGGCAGGGCGCAACCTACCTCGCGAGTACGGGCGGCCGAAGCCGCCCAGTCCTTGTGATTACGAGCCGGAAGCCTTGAGCAGTACGGTAGCCTCTGGCAACACCGTTTTTCCGCCAACGCGGCGACGAGCCCTGAATTTCACGATGCCATTATCAGCGCCCGTGAAATCGTCCCGCAGGATCTCAAGTCCAACTCGATCGACAACCTGGTAGGTCGATGCAATGTCACCGAAAGCGGCCAAAACGCCCGTGCTCGGAGTCCCGCCGACGTCATCCAGATCCGGCGCCTCATAAACCGGCGCACCCAGCAGTCGGGCAGGCGTACCGTTGCCAAGTCCATCACTCCAAATGGACTCGCGCGCATCGGCCACATCTGCGGCCTTGCGGATCGCGCCCATCGTTTTTCGCGTCATCAACCACGATCCGCGGGCCGCATAAGCCGAGGGCAGGCTATAATAGAGATCGACCAGGTCCGTGAGGATATTCGCGCTTGCCGTTACGCCATCAAATATGGAAGGATCTTCCACCAAACCGGTCGGCTTACCGTTTCCGTCGCCTGTCATGAACGCCTGCGCTTCGGCTTGCGCAAACTTGATGGCAATGCGATCAGCCAGGAATGCCTGAAGGTCGACAAAGGAGTCCTCCAGCAGCTGCCGGCTCACCGGAATGGTCACCGCATGCTCGAAAACGTCGATTTCAACCTGATCAAAGGTTGGTTCACTGGATGGCCGAGGGCCGACTTCCGTAACCCAGCCGCCGGAGGCGTCTGTCGCCAAGGTCGGGATATAAACCTTCGTCGTGCCGATCGACATTTTGGCAGCGAGCGCGCGGAGCGGGTTGTACTCAACCAGCTTTTTAATAATGCTGGTGCTGTATTCCGGCGCGACGGTGTAGCCGCCAGCGGACGGCGTACCGATGGTCAGCGTTTTGACGTCGGTGTCGACCTGACCAGTGCGCAACCACTGATTCAGAGCCTTCGTCTCGACATCGCTGCCGGGTTCGTTGTCATTGTCCGCGTCGAGGCGATTGGCCTTAGCCTCGATGGCGTCCAAGCGTGCCGATAGCTTATTATCGTTATCGGCAACGGCCTTCTGCAGGTCAGCGAGGGCCTTGGTCACGATTTCAGACGCGTCATCGTGTTCGCCCTTGTACTCAAGGGCGGTATTCATATTCATCATGTATCAGTCCTAAGCTTAGGAGGAGCGGATCGCGGTTGCGGTCCTGTTGATGGCCTCGGCGATCCGGATCGCTTCGATGGCCGATTTCGCGCTTGTAACGCGCGCGCCTGGGTGCATTGGGATGGCGACAAGGCTTGCCTCCAGCCACTCCAGGCTCTTGATCAGTCGGCCGCCGCCTTTTCGGGGACTTGCCGACTTTGTGATGAAGCCGATCGAGATGCCACGCACCGCACCGGACTTCACCAATGCGCGCACCTCTTTCGCACGCGCAACTTCGTTAACGAGGAGATTGCCCTTCAGGCGCAACCCCTCGGAATCTTCCACTGCCTCGGTCCAGACGCCTACCGGATCATTCTGGTCGTGACCGAAAAGCATCGGGATAGGCATATTAGCGCCGGCAAACGCGCCTTTCTCGATGACATCGCCGACGCGATCGGGAGACCACGCCCAGGCAATACCCTCGATCGACCCGTCATCTTCCGCTGCGAACTTGGTCTCGATAACGAGACGGTCAGGCTGCATCGGCAGGAACCTCGCGGAAGACAATCTCGGTCAGGATATCGACCGCAATCGGTGCTACGTTCCCCGGGCCGTCTCTATCGACAGCTGCAACGACCTCCGGATGGGGCACATAGGGCACCGTGGTGCCGGGCAATCCGTGCCGGCGAGCGGCTTGTGTGAAGCTCCACGCCAACCGTGCTTCCCGCGAGGGGCCGTGCAGTGCAAAACTCAGGATATGTGCGACTTCGATAGCCGACCACTGTCCGTCCGTGAATTTTTTCAGCATCGCATAGGCGGAGCCGCCTGGAAGCGTTGCTTCAAAAAGGTGGGGGTCTTTGATGTGGAACTCGCGCTCCGCACCGTCGAATTTAGCTTTAATCGTCATGCGACCTCCTGGCTGGCTGGTGGTGTGTTGTCGCTTGCTGGCTTCGCGGGCTCGATGGCTGGATTGGCAAACTCGTTACCGCCTTCTCGCGGGTCCATGCCAAGCCACGACCTGGCTTCGTTGGGGTTCAAGACACGGGCCGTAATCAGCGTGCTTATGGCAGTTGCGCGTGCCGTTAGGTCGGCTTGCGTCACGTCATCTATGTCGAATGCAATGCGATATTCACCGCGTTCGTCATCGGACAGCAACGCACGATTAAGTGCCGACTCCAGCGCCTTCACCCACGGGATCAACGTGTAGGTTATAAACTCCCGGCCTGCTTGCTCCATGTTCGACCACGTGGCGCGATCCATCTCAAACAGCATCGAAGGAGGCACGCGGAACGCGCGTGCAATCTCGATGGCCTGGAACTTCCTTAGTTCCAAAAACTGCGCGTCGACGCTGTTCAAAGTGAGCGGCTTGAACGTCGTACCGTCCCACAAAACCGCGGTGTTGCCAGCATTGCCTGAGCCGCCGTAAGCCGCCTTCCAGCCGGCCAGCATCTTTACGACGCCGCCATCACCAATCGCTTTCGGAGACTCAATGATGCCGCCCGGACGCGCGCCGTTCTTGAACAGATTGCCTGCGTGAATCTCCATCTGCTTCGCCGCACCGATGGCATCGGCCGCCATTGAAAGCGGGCAGCGACTAAAGGCGCCTCGAAGATGGATTACGTCTGCGGATTTGAGCCGCTTGCCGGAAAGTCTGTATTGAGGCTCCTGTGTGCCTTTGCTGTCGAACTCGACCGTAATCGATCCGGGTGTGTAGTGGATAACCTCCCGCGGCTCTCCACGCACTCGGTTGACCCACGCCAAGCCTCCCGCGTCGCTGGTGAGGGCCTGCGCGACCAAATCACGAATCAGCTCATAACCACTGGTCCACGGATTGGCAGCGCCGGTTAGCAACTTCGCTGCTGGATGGTCCGGAACGTCCGCTTCTGTGTCGCCTACCTTCCGTTTGACGGTAACGTCCAGGCTCGCCGCTGCCTCCGCAATGACGCGGATGGCGGCCTGCACCGCAGGCACAGAAAGGGCCTGACCGTGGCTCACGCCAAAGCCGGAGGGCGGGCCACCAGCAAACAGTTCGTAAAGGTCAGGATCGCCTGATGCCGTGCCGGCGGGTAGGGCTTTCTCTTCGACCACTGCGGGTCGTGATTTAAAGGGCCAAACCATCAGCGGACTCCCTGATTTCTTGAACAATTTTCCCGATCGGAATCCACAAGGTTGGCTCTGCCAATGGGCCGTGAACCGAGAATTCAGTGATGACGGGCATCGATCGGCCCTGCTTGACAGCCAGGACGGCTTGCCGGGGCGGCGGCTGTTCAAGAAGTTCGAGGGCGTCACCGATGGCGAAAAGCCAAGTTCGACCGAAGCGTTCTAGGATATGCGCCAGCCGCAGGACGCAGATATCCTGTAAAGAGAACCTGCGAGCATGGCCGACCTTTTCAGAAAAGAGGTCGACCAGGTCTTGGTTTCGGTGAATGATGACGTCCAGATGTCCGAGGCTGACGCCTATAAGGCGCGCAGCGTCGGCGCGGCCGAGGACGCGTTTTGTCCAGCGCATGAGCGCCACTCCTTTCGACTGTAAGTTTACTTTGATAAAAAAAACGCTGGCCAACGCCGGAGGAAGTGACCGGCGCTGGCGCGATCAACCACACATTGCCTAACGCGGCCGTGCGGGATTGGTAGGTGGTACTTGCCTACCGAGGCGGGGTGGCGACCGAGCGGCGGATGCACCGCAAGTTCGCGAGCAAGGTTAAAGCGTTGCCCTCATCTACATACACCACAACTAGCCACGAAATGGACTCTACGACGAGAATATTCTCCGCACCCTTCATACTATAGGGTTGTAGAGTCGTAGAAAAGGAACAACTTACGCAGAATTTTTATTCGCAGTCCTTCATCTACATACACCACAACTAGCCACGAAAAGGCACGCTGCCCTGCTATTTTTTGGGAACCGCCTCACTATACTCCGAACGTAATCGCAAAATAGGAACTGATCCCTTCGTATTAATCCGAATTTGATCGCAGAATCCCTACCGTGCCCTTACCCAATGTTCTAGCAGTTTGAGGTATACCTCAGCGTAAGCACCACGCACGGAAGAGTGCGGGGCACACTTCAACCCCTTCACTATACTGTGAGCTTAAATGCAGAATCCCTACCTATGACGCCCTTTTTAGAGCAACCGATAGATTATCATTCGCCTTCATATATAAAGGGTTGCGGAATCGTAAAAAGGGAACCCCTTCACTATACTCCGAACGTAATCGCAAAAAGCGGCACTCACACTGAAACCTTTTTGTATATTTCTGCGAGACAATCGAAGCCGTAACGGTGCGGAACATATTATCTACCCCTCACTCCATTCACCACGGGAACCCCCAAAACTGCCGACCCCTTCATTTGCATGAACCATAACTTTGCGAAAAGCGGCGTTTTACGATGTACTTCGAGCTATAGACCCCCATCATTCCATTCATTCTGTTCATTCTTCCTATGGGGAAGGCTGGAAAGAATGATGGGAATGAATGGAATGTACAGGGTACACTATCGGCTATGTTTCAGGCGGGGCGCGGTAAGTGCCGTAGGCCAGTTTCTCCAACTCTCCGGCGGACACCATCTTCGCAACAAGGTGGCGGACGGAATCGACTTTGATGCCTGCCGCTTTTGCTGATTATCATTCGCGGGCTTTCGGTCGGGGCGCATTTTGTAGAATTCTGCCCACGTCATGCGACGGCCGCGGTGGGCGCCGTCGAGCGTCGAGTCGGTGGTGGTGGCGTCGGTCATGCTGCGACCAAACTTCCGCCGCGCAGGCGAAGCCCCTCGAACGTCCGTTCGAAAAAGCGGATGACGTCTCCGGGAAAATCCGGGACCGCTTCATCCACTGCAAAAACGATGTCCTCAAAGTCGTCGTCTGTAATCCGTGGCGCTACCTTCTCCGCCCATGCGCGATAGGGGCGTGTTCCGTAATGAAGTTGCCCCACCTTGCCGGCGGCCCATCGCCTTTCCCGTTCGATTTTTGCAATGTCGGTTGCCTGCTCAAGCACGCGCCGATAAACATGCCGTGAAGTCATTATCCGCTCCATACGATAGCGGGACGGACAGGACGAAACCCTATATTCTCGTCCGTGTCCCGTCCCCGGGACGGACAGGACAAAGGACTAGATATTGTCCCTGTCCCGCGTCCCGGTGTTATTACTGTCGATTGGTTTCGTTCGCTTTTGACGCAAGCCAGATGACGGGCTCGTCGTTCTCGCCTATCTCATCACGGACAATCCACTCGTATTCCAGAAGCGCGCCGATGCACCTGTTGAAGGCCTTTCGTTTGCCTTCTTGGCTGCCGTCCTTCCGCCTATAAAATGCGGTTCGCACCTTGCTGACAGAAACAATCTTGACGACTGGGCCGTCATATCCATAAGGGCGATGTTCCCGCGTCGATTCCATAATCATGGTCTGGATGATGTCGCGCAGCACTTTGCGGTCGCCCGTTATCCTCTCTTCGGACTGTTCGGCTGGCTGTCCGTCAATGGTGACGATCTCATCAACCACCGCAGCCTGGGAGCCATCGTCGTTCTCCCTGGACGTGAAGCGCAGCTTGCCCGCCAAGTAGTGGGCCTTCCCCGCGCGGTTCTTGCCTACCCATATCTGAAACCAATCGCCCTCCTCGATAAGAATAAGCTCGGTATTGGCTATAGACTCCAGGGTCTCTCCCTTGGTGTTCTTCGGGTCGCTGCGGTTCGTGTGGTTCAGGATGATGATGCAGGCGCCCTCATCCTCGGCGAGCTTGCGAAGCGCATTCAACGGCGGCGATGTGTTTGCATCATCAAGAACTGACTTTCCCTCAAGAGCTGCGCGCAAGGTGTCGATGATCAGGACAGGAACGCGCTCGGGATCCGCCTCCTTCACGGTCCTAATAACGTCACGGGCAAGTTCGACGGACTTCTTGAAACCATTGCCAAGCGAGAAGCCTTCGTCAGCATCAAGGATTTTGATGTCCTTTCGGTCAAGCGCATGAAGCCGATTGGCTACGTCGTTTCCGTCCTCAACCGGGATGTAGACGACACTGCATTTCTGCGTCGATCGGGTTAAAAACGGTGCGCCATCTACAAGGGCGCAGGCAATGTTGATAGCCAGACCGGTCTTGCCCTTCGATGGCCGCGCATTCACAGATGACAGCGTGCCGACGCGCATCAGGCCCTCAATGATCATGACGGAGGTGTCGTAGGCGCGACTGGCCTTATATTCCTCATAGGACAGAAGAGTGAATTTGGCCTTCTTATTATCATTCGCCGGAACTGGAACCGACTGGAATTCCTCTCCGGGTTCGGATTTGAAATTCAATTTCGCCACTTATGCGGCCTCCCTCTCGGCCTCATCGGCCATGTCGCGGCCTGTTACATCTGAAATGGTGATAGCAACTTCTCTTCCCGCCTCATGCCAGCGGCGACCACATTGATTAGCCGCGCGCTGGCCAGTACCCGAAGCGTCGTTGTCTGCGAAAATTGTCAGCGCCTCGACGCCTGGTAGCACCGGGAATCGCTCCATGTTTCCTGCATTGAGACAGGCCCATATTGGCCGGAATGGCGACGCCAGCGCTGTCTCGACGCCTTCGGTGATTGCCAGGCCGAACGTGACTTCATCGTCCGCAGAAAGTCGCACGACGCCGTCCTGCGTGGGTTTGTCCTTCATAAAAAGGCGCTTCAACTTGCGGCCGTGCTCATCGAGCAACGTCCACTGAATGGACATTGCTGCACCGGTCTCGGCGTGTGTCACAAGCGCGGCCATTGCGCCTTGCTGATGGCAATAACGCAGGGCATCACCATCGTATGAAAGCCCGCGATAGCGTAGGTACATTTCCGCCGGTGTTCCCGCGATCGGTACGCACCTTTCCCATCGGCGCAATACGGCGTCGCTGGCGGCGCGCGTCGTCTTGCGGAGCGTCACTGTTGGCATCGTTTCGCGCGACGGAGGCTTGTCGTCTGCAATACCAAGCACTCGACGCACGTAATCCTTGCATTCGCGCCAGTGATCGCCAGCATAGCTGCGCACCACGAAGCTGCCGTCCGGATTGAACGCCACTTCCAGGCTCCTATCGACGCGACTATGGCCAGGACCAGGGCATCGGATTTTGTTGCCCTTGGCTTTTCCGCCGAGGATGGCGGCGGCTGCATGTAGATTCACGCTGCTGCCCTCGCTTCCTGCTCCGCAATCCACGCGGTCAGCGTGCTCTTCCGCGCGCAAACCGTTTCACCAATCCGGAAGTGTGGCAGGTGGTTTTTAGCAATGGAGTGATAGATAGAACGGCGGGGAAAGCCTAGGAATGAAGCGATGGCATCAGCGCCGCGCAGCAGGTCTGCAGCTAGATTGTCGTTTGACGATTGCATAGTATCTCCTCTCCCCAGGCGAGCCAGGGCACGAAATTTGAAATTTCAAGAGGTTTGCCGGCACTTGGGTTGCCGGGGTTGCCGAGGGTTTGCGTCACATTATAATGCGAGTGCCGTCGCGGGCGAGGCGATAGCAACCTGCCAACAATATTTGGCATCGATTACATAAAAGGCCGCTGCGTTCAAAGCGTCAAGGATGGTCCCAAAATTTTTCTCTTGTTGCATTAATTCCGCGTGTCAAATATGCAACACGCATGGCAACGATCAGAAAGCGCACCCTACCTTCCGGCAATAATGTTTGGCTGGCTGAATACCGAGATGGCGGCGGCAAGCGTCGATTCAAGCAATTCAAGAAGCGCAAGGACGCTGACGACTTCCTGCTGACGGTTCGGGGTGAGGTGAGGGCAGGCGTCCATGTCGCGGAAAGTCAGTCGCTCACCATCGCTACGGCTGCTGATGACTGGTTGAAGGCGGTGGACGCTGCTGGTCGTGAGCGATCAACCTATAATCAGTACAAGCAGCACGTCGAGCTGCACATCAAGCCGCTGATCGGCGATGTCCTGTTGTCGAAGTTTAGCGTGCCGGGCGCGCGAGAATTCGAGGACCGCTTGCGGGCCGAAGGGCGATCCCCAGCTATGGTGCGGAAGGTGATGGTTAGCCTCGGTAGCCTTTTGGCCGATGCGCAAGAGCGAGGCAAGGTTGCGAGGAACGTCGTACGCGAACGGAGCCGGACACGCCGTAAGGCCAGCGATACGCGAGCCGAGAGGCGCCAGAAGGGCAAGCTAAAGGTTGGTGTAGATATTCCCACCGCGAAGGAAATCAAGGCCATCGTGAATGCGGCAGAGGGGCGATGGAAGCCGCTACTCCTCATGGCGATATTCGCCGGCTTGCGAGCATCAGAACTGCGCGGCCTCAAGTGGGCCGACGTGGATCTCGATAAGCGGGAAGTCCATATCCGCCAGAGGGCCGACCGCTTTAACGATATCGGCGCACCGAAGTCCGAAGCTGGTGAGCGAACCGTGCCGCTCCCCCCGATGGTTGTTATGGCGCTGAAGGAGTGGAAGGGCGCATGCCCTGCCGGCGAACTCAACCTGGTTTTTCCTACTGGTGCCGGGACGGTCGAGCAGCTTGCCAACATTCGGCGCCGCGGCCTTATCCCGACGATGATCGCCGCAGGGGTGACGATCGATACAGGAAAGAAGGACGAGGACGGTCAACCAATCCTCGATGCGAAATACACCGGCATGCACGCGCTCCGGCATTTCTTCGCCTCCTGGTGCATCAACCGAAAGGAAGACGGCGGCCTCGGCCTGCCTCTTAAGGTCGTTCAGGAGCGGCTGGGCCACTCTTCTGTGACGATGACGGCAGACGTTTATGGTCACCTGTTCCCACGGGGCGATGATGCTGATGAGTTGGCAGAAGCGGAACGAATGTTAATGGCATGAATGCTGCGAAATCCATAGAAATGCAACACATGTGCAACACATTACGATAATAAGCCCGGAAAATAAGGCTTCTACGCGGATTGAAAATCCGCGTGTCGGTGGTTCGATTCCGCCCCTGGGCACCATTGCCTCTTCCCATAGCTTCTCACGACGTCTCTCTGATCAAGAAAAATCAATGAGTTAGCTGATTTTCGCTACTCATGACGGGCCACTGCGTACCATTGCAACGCATGAGTTTATGGGTAACGATCCGGGCATTACCCATTACCCAGGAGGCCCGTTACCCATGCCGCTCTCCGACTTCGCCTGCAAGAACGCCAAACCCAAGGATAAGCCGTATCGTCTCTCCGACGGCGACGGGCTCTATCTTCTCGTCCAAAAAAATGGCTCCAAGCTCTGGCAATTGCGCTATCGCTACCTCGAGAAGGAAAATATCCTCTCCTTCGGGAAATACCCGCTGGTGTCGCTTCTCGACGCGAGAGAAAAGCGCGATGAAGCCAAAAGGCTTCTTATCGCTGGCATCAACCCCTCCACAAAGCGCAAGGAGGAGAAAATCTTAGCCATCACGGAAGCGCGCACCACCTTTGGTCTGATCGCCGAAGAATATATTGGGCGGATGGAGGAACGGAAGGCGGCGGCCACCGTCACCAAAATCAAGTGGCTCCTCCAAGACCTGGCCAGTCCGCTCGCCAAGCGTCCCATCAAGGAGATCACTGCGGCGGAAATTCTCCAGCTCCTCCAGAAGATCGAGAAGAGTGGCCGAAGAGAGACGGCGCGGCGTTTGCGCGGCGTGATCGGGAGTGTTTTTCGGCTGGCGATTGTCACCCTCCGTGCCGAGACTGACCCGACCCTGGTCCTCCGGGGCGCTCTCCAGCCGCCGAAAGCCACTGGCCGCGCTGCGATCACTGATGAAAGAAAATTCGGCCAGCTCCTCGTAGCGATCGATGATTACGACGGCTGGCCGACCATCAAAGCGGCGCTCCAGTTCCTTGCCCTCACCTGTGTCCGCCCCGGCGAAGTACGAGGTGCGACCCGCGACGAGTTCGACCTAAAGAAGGCCGTTTGGCACATTCCGGCCGAGCGTATGAAGATGCGTGCTCCGCACGATGTGCCGCTATCGAAGCAGGCGCTTCTGGTCTTGGAAGAGATCTGGCCGCTTTCTGAGTACGGCGGATTGGTCTTTTCTTCAATCCGCTCGACCAAGCGTCCGCTTTCGGAGAACGCCATGAATGCCGCGCTGCGGCGTATGGGCTACGGCAAGGACGAAGTGACCGCCCACGGGTTCCGAGTGACTGCCAGTACCATCCTTAACGCCCGCAGCTACGATCCAGACGTAATTGAGGCGGTCTTGGCGCATCAGGACAAGAACGCCATTCGGCGAACCTACAACCGCGCCACCTATTGGAAACAGCGGGTATCGCTGATGCAGGAGTGGGGAGATTTGCTAGACGCGCTAAAGGCGGGCCGCTAGTGTTGCCGTCATCCGCTTCCCCTCGGACGGATACTGGTGGACTCAGGGCTTATATCGGGTCGGGCTGATTCCATATGCGATCATTCCAGCCGATATAAAGTGCCAGACGCCGAAGCCCTTCTTGAGAATGAATGTCGAAATCAGAGTCGCGATGTAGGCGATCGGCAAAGCAAAATGGTAGGCTGTGTGAAGCACAATCGCCAAAGCGAGAAGCGGCCAGCTGGCAGGATTTGGCAACTCGACAAAAGCAAGGCCATCGACGAGACGAGTGCGCCCATGACGATCACGATAGCGGTGGCCGGCCGGTTGACGGTTCCTATTCTTTCAACTTCCAGTCGTAGAGTGACACGGTCTCAGGTTCGGGGTGGTGCTCAATTCATCAAAGCCGCGGCGTGAATTCTCTTATGCGCTCAATGATCTGCTCGAAGGTGGGACGCACTCGATAATACAGGGAGCTCGTACTGCGATAGGCTGCCTGATATTCAGCGAAGACGGCTTCGTCAGTGATGTTAAACGCCGGACTGATCGTCAGATCCCGCTCCTCAGAGCGGAACCGCTTTTCCTTGTGAGCGAAGTAGCTGTCGCCGCCGAGAAATTCGAGAACCTCGGTATTCCCGAGCAGCGCGTAGACATCATAATAGTGGCGCAGGAAGTTGGCGGGGAATTCGCCGGTTTCCCGTTGCTTGCGGAATTTCGTGGAGATGGTCTGTAGCTTTTCCACCAAGGTGTAGCCGGGATGGTAACAGGCGATGCCGAGCGCGCGATTGTCGATAATGTCCACCTTGTCGGCTGCAAAATCGTATGCCCATGAACTGATATCGACCGGTCGGTTCGGTGTGACATCATCGAACCCGAGTTCCAGGAGAACGCCTTCCTTCAGGTCGGTTTCGTCGGAGGTTGCGGCGGGATAATGCAGGCGGATCCCGCCGCTTCGAAACTTCTCGTCATCGAAGGCATGGTCCCGCTCGATGCTCACTATTCCGTCGATTAAGATTTCTTCGGCGAGCCTATCATAGAAGTTCCGCCGACTTTCGATCTGTTTCGGCTTGTCCTGATTGCGACCTACGGCGACTGTCATTCCCTCAGGCGGATTTATCCGGAGATCGATGTCTTCGGAGAAGCGGTCGATAATTCCGAAGCCCTTGGAGAGGGATGTGCCGCCTTTCAGTTCAAAGGAATAACCAGCCTGCTTCAGGCCGAAGAGGCAATGCATGATCCAGTAATCCTTCTCGACGAGGGCAGGGAGAATACCCATTTCCTCGCCGACGATGCGCAGCAGGTCTGGAAATTCCGGATGCCGATGCAGATAATCAGCCAT